CGTTTCTCAAACTCTTGATCCGTCATATCCGTGAACTTTTGCAAGTTTCCGTTTTTGACCAAATCGAACCAAGCTGAGACCTGGGCGAATTCTTGGTCTAGTTCCATCGCTGACGTATCATTGACCAATAAAGGTTTGATACTGCCAGTTTTGAAACATAGATAGGCTCCTTCAGTGAAAAACAAAACAGTCTCGAATATAGCATCGGCCAAATCGAAGGCGTTAGTGTGTTTCTCATTAATAGTGGGTGCGAATACTTTGAACTGTCCAATATGGAAAGTTAACTTAGATATGTCGCACATGCCTAACATTACTAGACAACCAAGCAACTTGGATACTTGGTTAAAAGCCCGATTGTTTTTGCATAATCTCCAATTCTGGCGAAGATCACGCAAACACAAGATCCAATCGGGTGTTGCATCAGATTGCGGTGATTTTAAAATTTCCGCGAGATAATTCTTCAACTTACCTAACATCGACCCAGAAATTCTGCCTTGAGCCCACAGCATAATAGCTGATATGGCACCCATAGCAGTAGTCTGCTGAGTTAGTGTAACTAGAAGCATTATTATACCTTCAACTTCACGAAGAATCTTGTCAGGTATATTGACATTGCCAAATTTTGCAAGAGCATCTATGGCAAATGTCGCGGCGGGAAGAGCCTCCATCCCAAATTGAGGCTTGTATGACCGCGTATGGGTCACAAAGTACTCAACTCGTGATTTGATGCAATTGGGTCTTCTCCGTCTGCGCCGACGTTTCTTACGGCAAAACCGATTATTCATCCGTTCTGCATAGTCACGTCGGCGTTGTGCCTTGTCGAAAGCGTAGAAGATTAAGTCCTCTTCACTCATGACTGTAGACTTGGATGTGACAGAAGTGTCATCATCATCTGGAGGGTACATATCCCTCCTTAAGTGCTGGGCACATGTGCGGCTGGTTAGGCCGGAGTCCATGGCGACCGAATGGTCTGCGGAATCCTTACAGCAGTTTCCCTCTGCGGTAGTGAATACCATGGTGTGTCAAATATTTAAGAACTTGCGGCGACTAAAGGCAAATTCCGATCCTGTTAATATTGTGGTGATAACAGGTAAATTACCTTTTCCATTAAGTACTGTCAAACATTACTTTTCAATCTACTTGAATATTGAGTTGACTGAGGTGGCGTCCAGGGGTACCATCCCTGTTAAGTTGTTCCGTAAGGAGTCGAGTCCACTAAAGAGTGGGGAGCACTTGCTACTCATGTCCACAACTACCCATGCATGCGTCTTACACTAGCTTATAGCTATGGCGCTCTATGCATGTAATAGAAGTACATTTTTGGGTTACTCTGTTACTCGGAGTCGTCACGTTAATCTAACAACTAGATAACTCGAGGCGTTCCATTTTCCTCTCTCTTATTACCTCTTAAGTCCAAAAACTCATTCAAGACGTTTACTCTTCATGAAATCTTGTACTTATGGATGGCTTAAGATGAGCCAGGTTGGTGCAAAGCACCTACCAAGTCTATTTGATACTAAAGCGCGGGACTGGTGTCGCGCTATTATTCGGAAGGGGGCAACCTTCCGAACATTCCCTAGAGAAACTAGGACATGGACTAAGGCACTACAATGTGCCTAAACCATCGTTTTGGTTTCCATTAATATACAAATAGGGGGTGATCGCTAGTTTAGCACGATCGATACTTAGAATAAAAACACTCGGTTGTGTTAAGCAACTAATAGACGTAGAAGGTCAACATGGGCGAATTGCCCATGCTGACGTCTATGGTCTACTAGGGCAAAGAATGCCAATTACTTAACAAACACTGTGTGTGGGGGATTC